GTACTTGGTGGGGTAATGAGTTTATGGTCTCAAAGTATTAAAGCAAAACAAGCTGAACAAAAGATGTTACTGGCTAGAGCCGAGGTTCAACAAAAAGGTTTTAAAGAAGCTAGAGAATATGATAATGTAGGATTCCAATGGACTAGAAGAATTATAGCATTAACTGCTGTTTTTGCAATAGTATTATTGCCAAAACTAGTACCAATATTCCAGCCAGATATAAGTGTAATTGTAGGTTACTTAGAATTTAAACCTGCATTTTTCTTTCTACCAGAAAAAGAAATAATGAAATGGATAACACTATCCTCAAATAGTTTAGTTATTACACCACTAGATACTAATTTAGTATCTGCAATTATTGGTTTATACTTTGGTGGTTCTTTAGTTAAAAAATAATGATTGAAAAATTAATGACATTATTAGTGGGTATTTTACTAGCATTAGCTGGTTGGACACTTACTCGTACATTTGATCTGTCTACAACTCAAGCAGTACAATTAGATAAAGTAGATAAACTGGAAAGACATGTCGAAAAACTTCAAGATAAAGTAGAATTGATGACTAATAAAGATAAGGAAATTATGGAACAACATAAAAAACTATTCGAGGTTTTAGACTCAAATCAACCAACAACAGGATATAATTATAACTAATGGATTTAAAAGATAAAATAATTGGTATGGCTCTCGCTGCCTTAATTGCCCTGGTCGGCTGGAATCTTCATGAAACTTGGGGAATGAAAGAACAAGTATTTAAACTTCAACAAGGACAGGAAATTCTATCTAAACAGATTAAAAAGAATACTAATTTTGTTAAACAAAAACTTAAACAACTTAAAAAGAAAAAGGTAAAGAAGAATAAAAAGAAAAAAACTGATGGTTAAGTGGTTATTTATTTTTATTTTATTAACAGGTTGCGTTTCATTACTTGCATTAACAGGCTGTAGTACTGATACTCGTGTTTGCCCAGATCAAACTAAAGTTGAAATTGGTGTAACTGAAACAGAAGCAAAAAATGATAAGTTCCAAGAAAAGAGATTACTAACGCAAACTTGGAAGTGGGGAAAAAAGAAGTGTGCAGAAAAATAATAAAAAACTTATATTAAATTAATGGATAAACTTATGAATTATTACTTTACCACAGTTTTATTTATAGGACTATTAGCGTTAGCCCTTTGTATGAAACCAGGAGGCTATTAATGACTGAAAGATTTTGTAAAAAATGTAATCATTTATGTCACTGTATAGAGGCAGATCATGAGACTTGTAAATGCGAAGATTGTCAGTGTAATGGTAGAGAAGAAGATGCAACCTATGAAGGTAGTGGTGTAGTTAATGAGTAAACAACCTTTAACAATTTCAGACGAAGCAAAAGTTCAAATGCCCATGAAGACCGTAGCCAGCCTCATCACGCTGGTTGCGATCGGCACCTGGGCTTACTTCGGTATAAATGAGAAGCTTAATCAGCACTCAACAACCCTAGAACTAATGGAGAAGGATCTTGTAGAAAACACAGCTTTCCGTATCGGATGGCCACGGGGACTTTTGGGTAGTTTGCCAGCTGATTCCGAACAATTTATGTTGATTGAACATATGAGTGGGCAAGTAGAAAAAATAGAAGTAGCAATGCAGGATATGATGTCAAATACCGTTAACATTCAACGTTTACAAAAGGATGTGGAGAAGATATTATCTGACATTGAAAAATTAAAAGATAAGCAAAGAACTTTTGCTAATGGAGGAGACCAATGATTGTAGAGACCGTATTTGCCCTTTTATTAATAATGGACCACCAAATTATCGAGCATCGTATCCAACCCACCCTCAGTCAATGCCTCAAAGGGAAACGTCATGCTTCCAGAGCTGACGCAGGAAATACCCGAATACAACATAAATGCATTAAATCCAAGGCAGAAGTAGAAATCAATATAACTGATGGTTCAAAAACAATTAAAAAACTTATACTGGAGTAATGAACAAGAAATCTTATGCTTTTTTTCTTAAGAAAAATAGATCACAAAATAAACAGAATCCTATAGCAGAAGAATTAAGTGATGGACGTTATCAACAACGTGTGGTAAAGAATAAGAAAATATATAATAGAAAAAAATATTCTAAACAACAGATAGTATGACAAAATTTACATTAATAATATGGGTGTGTTCTTTTTTAGGTAATCAGGCCAGTTGCTTACCACCTATGGAATACCCTAAACAATTTGATAGTTGGTATGAGTGTTCTCGTACTGCACATAAAGAATCTTTAATGATGATTGCTAAAATGGGATATAAATATATTAATGAGAATCAAATTGCTATGACTTATAGTTGTAAGAAAAATTCTACTATTTAATCATTTAAATAAATTAGATGGCTTATTTAAATGCTAACATACCTATAATTGAATGCTATGTTAGGGGTAACTATCTTAGAGATCAAAGAGACTCCCATGATAAATACTTTGAATGTGTAGTCTTTGGGGTTTGTAGTTTACCTGGGCAAGTTCCCCTGTTTCACTACATGATGACGGATGGGGGTATATGGTGGAGATCGCCTATCTCTGCATTCTGTAAGAAACCAGATGTCAAAGAATTACCTTTAGATGAATTATGTATGTGGAATTCATTTAGTTATAATATATCAGTAACTACATTTTATAATTTATCTGGAAATAAAGTACAATATTTTTCAAGACGTAAGATTAAACGAGAAGGTAAGTATTTATTTACTTTAGATTGGTGTTCAGGTGATTATAATGAATTAGATTTTGGCTACTCACAAAAACCTGACCAACATAAATGTGGTCATGTAATAGAGTTAGATGATGGCAACTATGCAATACAACCTAACAATAGATTAAGAGTTTTTGATCCTTCATTAGCAGCAGATCCTAACGAAGTATTAATACATCGTTTAGTAAATACTAAAACATGGTCTGTTGAAGATACTTCCAAATGGATTACAGCAGAAGACGAAGAAGGAAGTTACGATTATGATTTAAAAGAATTAAAATAAAAAAAGGGAGAAGCTATTAACTTCCCCCTTATAGTGGGCAACACATGAGGCACCTTTACGGGTGCCTTTTTTTTTGGTGCAACTTCTTCACGCCAAAACTTTTAAATTATAATAGGTCCTTCTTTTTCCATACGTATTCTTCGTTGTGCTTTCTCTGATGGTGCAATACTTTTTTTAATATCTTCTAAAGTCCACTGAGGATTTTTCTTTAATTTTTTAACAATCCATTTATATGACCAAGGCTGTAGTTTTAACGTACCATCACTCCAATAGTAACTTCTAGTCTCAATTAGCTTTTCAAGATTACTACGATTAACTTTAGTATGATCTTCTTTTTTAATTACTTCTTTAATCCACTCAACCATAATAGCCCGTGCTTTATTTCGTATCTTTTTCATTTGTTTGGTATTCATTCTATATTATAAAAACTATACTTAAGAGTTAACTCTTCTCCACCCTCAATATCTTTTAATGCAATTAAATTATATTTAGTATAATCATGTTTAATTTTAACATCATTTGCATTTGTCATAAAGTATCTACTTTTAGTACAGTTAGGTGTATCTGAATGATTTATAAATCCACCTAGAGGGGTACGAATTAACATGCCATTCATTTTCATATGACTTACTCCAAAATTAGTTCCTTTCTTTACAAAGAAATTTGTAAATAAACCTAATCCTTCAATGGCACTTATACTAATTGTTAGTCCATCAGGTAATGGGTTATACATCTTGAATTAACTTTTTAATATCATCTTCTAACTTTTTACCAACACTATTAGCATGATTAATAATAGCAGCACACAGATTAGCTTGATATTTAAAATCTTTTAAAGCCTCTCTTATTTTACCTACAGGTTTTCCACCATAATCAATTACTATAGAATTTTCTTTATTTAATCCTATCTTTAATTCAAATAATAGTCCTGTATGTTTTGATATATTATTTTTTTCCATCAGAGACTCCATCGGTTTGTCTCTTTACAAAATCTGCACCTATACTAGGATCTAATTGATTTAGTGTAGCAAGCATATTCATTAGTTTAACAACTTCACCATATGGTCTGCTCATTAAGTACTTCATAATGTCTGTAAGTTGTACAGAATTTATCAAGTATGTTCTTGGGTTTGTTTGTGTCGTCTTTTGTTTCGCATTATTAGTCATCTTTCCTCCTGTATTATTGACCTTTAAATTGATAATATTTATCCTCTATTAAATCTTCATCAGATAAATATGGATTACTTCCATTATTATCATAGATTTCTTTTAAATCTCTGATAGTTTGATTGAGAGTTCTGCCTTGTTGTAAACATCCACAGACTAAATCTTCTACTTCTATCATTGCTTGTTTAACTTGTCCCATTACTGACCTCCTTTATTAATCTATTTAAATACCAATTAGCTTTTTGTAAATCTTCCAATGGTTCTCCTTTGAACTTATATCTTGCTACATACTTTAACACATTACCTTTAAGATACCCATGATACTCATCCTCTGTCATGCAATCTCTTATGACTTCTATAGTTTCCTTTTTACCATACTTATAGTGGGCAGGAGAATGGACATTATCGTTTTCCATATTTTCTCCTAACAGCATTATACTCAACAGTTTCTAAATCATATTCACCATTGCGAACATTACGTTTAACTATAAGACCACTCCACCACATACGTTGTGTATTTCTAGCATAGCTTTCTTTATGATGCAGATAACACCCAGCAGATAACCCTATAACTTTTCTACCTGAAGGAATTGTACACATTGAATAGTCAAACAAATGACAATGTCCTACAGTTGAAGATACTTTATTCTTTAGTAAGAGAGCACGTGCAATGTTGTCCCCACTAATAGGCTTACCCATAATACCAGTAGGATAATTGTGACAATAATGTACACCATTGATAGATATAGGTTCTTGATATGGAATAACTTCCCAACCATACTCTTTAAAGTTAAGGTCTTTTGTACTAATTGTTCCATCAAGTTCTGGAGTTTCATCTACTATCCTATCTATTCTATCTTCATGATTACCAAGTAACATGACCTTTCTTGATCGCCCCCCATTGAGACCTTTGTTAAATTTTTCCAATGCGTCATGAGCATGGGCTATATCTTTTTTATATCTTCTACCTTCAAAAGATTTCTTACC